GTGCTGCTGCAGAGCGCCATCTACTGCGGCATCCCGGCGGCCAACGCCAGCTTCCACCTGGCCGAGGAAGTCTACGCCGAGCTGGGCGTCGAATCGCTCGGCGAGTCCTGAACCCACTGCGCCAGCCGCTCTCGCCCCACCCACGCCCCGTACCGCTTTACCGGTGGCCGGGGCGTTTTGCCTGGCGTCCTAGCGCGGGATGCCACATACCTCGACAACGTAATGCGGCCATGCGGTGGCGGCGGCATAGGGCCTGGCGGTGGATAGCTCAGAAGCAAAAGCCAGAAACGAAAAAGCCCTGTAAAAACAGGGCTTTAACGTTAGGTGTCTGGAGCGGGCGAAGGGAATCGAACCCTTTTGCCTAGTGTGTCGTTCCGGCTCAATGCGTGTCGTTATGCGGTTTTCGCCCTGAACCGTCTGCTCGTTTCGGCGCAATTCGGCACAGTGTTTTCGACACTTATCGACACCTCCGCTTATGATCCTCGCTGAGCCACTGTGGCAGGAGAGGAATGATGCAGAGGGATGAAGATCGTCGCGCCTTACGCGAAATGATCCTGGCGGGTAGAACGTCTGCGCTTACCGCTCCGGCTGACAAGCTCTACTTTTCTTCGCTTCGTCGCCGAGTCTTGGAGCGGAGCGCTCGAAAATAATGATCAGTCATCGCTCCCCTCGAGACTTTGAGGAGCTAAAAGCCGTCCTAACGCAGCCGACGAAAGCTGTATAAATTTTCAGTGTTCGTGCTCGATCTTAAGCGGTAAACGAGATAGAATGACCTCCGCTAGGAGGCTTAGACCATGCATGATATTGACGCCGTTGACCTTTTCTGTGGTGCTGGCGGGCTGACCGCAGGCCTGCTAAAGACCGGTATTACCGTACGTGCCGGCTACGACATCGATCTCAACTGCGAATATGCCTACAAAACGAACAACGGTGCTGAGTTCGTTGCCGAAAGCGTAGAGATTGCCAAGATTGAGGACGTCGCCGCCTGGTACCGCCCAAATAAGATCAAGCTATTGGCCGGCTGCGCCCCTTGCCAACCTTTCTCTACCTACAACCAAGGCCGAGATACAAGCACTGATCGAAAGTGGCCTCTCTTGTATTCCTTCGAAAAGCTCATCAAAGGCATCAAGCCAGAGCTCGTCACGATGGAGAATGTGCCTGATGTCACTAAGCACCAAGTCTATCGAGATTTTGCACAAGGCTTGCTTGATGAGGGCTACCACGTCTGGGCGGAAACCATTCACTGCGTAGATTACGGCCTCCCGCAGCAGCGACGTCGCCACGTTTTGCTTGCCTCCAAGCTCGGGCCGATCGCCATGATCCCCAAAACGCATGCAGGCAAGCCGGTGACCGTTGAGCAAGCTATTGGCCACCTTCCGACACTGGCTGCCGGCGAATGCCACCCAGAGGACCCATTGCATCGGGCTGCTACGCTCAACGCGGTCAACTTAGAGCGCATCAAGCGCTCCAAGCCTGGTGGCACCTGGAAAGACTGGCCCGAATATCTTCGCGCGGACTGTCATCGCAAAGCTTCGGGCAAGACTTACCCAAGCGTTTATGGACGTATGCGCCCCGATAGCCCCAGTCCAACCATGACCACGCTCTGCTATGGCTTTGGCAATGGGCGTTTTGGGCATTATGACACTGCCCAGAATCGTGCTATCTCGCTTCGGGAGGCCGCGACGTTGCAGTCTTTCCCTGATGACTACAAATTCCTGCCAGCCGATCAGATTAGCTTTAAAGCGGTAGGCAGAATGATCGGTAATGCCGTCCCTGTGCGCTTGGGGGAGATCATTGGTCTCAGCATTCAGCGTCACCTCGAGGAGCTGGATCACGCAAAGAAAACGGGCTGAAGTCATGCTTCAGCCGCTCCTCAAGGGCGGTTAGATCTTTGGTCTCACATTCCCATATCATCAACACCCTCCAACCTAAAGCTTCCAACTCTGCAGCCTTTCTTGCATCACGCTTAATATTTGCATCGAACTTCGGGAGCCAATATTCCTGGCGCGTTTTCGGGGTTGTTGAGTAACGACAACCTAGATGGCGGTGCCAAAAACATCCGTGCACGAAGATCGCTGTTTTGTGTTTCGCCAGAACGATGTCAGGGCTTCCCGGTAAGGACTTTTGATTCAGCCTGAATCGAAGCCCTAACCGGTGAAGGATCTTGCGTACCTTGACTTCGGGCTTTGTGTTAGTGCGCCCGACCGCCTTCATGATCCTTGAGCGTACACTCCCCGGATCTTCATATTTAAAAGGCTTCTCTTTTATCAAGAGGCTTCCGTCAAGACTGCAGCGTACTTTCTTTCTCTGAGATAGTAAGAAACTGATCGCAGAACTGAACGAAGATAAACTGTTGTTTGATAATGAACCTTGCACAAGTATTCAGGAGAAGTGTCTTGCCCGCACTGCTCGAACGATAGCCGACCGTGCGCCAAGGCATTCCTCTTGTTTCGTACGTCCTTCAGCTGCCGTAGTATCGGGCGCCCACTTAGGTTCGGGTCTGCAGTTTGAAATCCATACTTCTTAGCTGTAGACCGTATTTCCCCGCAATCTACGTTTCCGGAGAAAATCTTCTCTCTGTCGTAACCCAGCCTTGCCATCGCGATTTCTATAGGATGTACCCGACCATCCATTGCGGCCTCATGGTTGTCCTTGATAGCCCGCTTGAAGTGGCTTAGTGCGACGTTTTGAAGGTTTGCGCTCAGTTGATCAAAGCCTAGATTATCTCCATCCACAGCTCTGTGGATTGTATCTATGGCATTGGTCATGGTCGCCTCGACCAGGTTATAGAGAAGAAGATAGGCATTTGCCCTTAGAGTTTTAGTGAGCTCGCGCGACAGCTCGCCGCTCACTATCGGCTGCATTATTCCGTCAATTTCTCCCGCTAATGTAACAGAGCGGTTGTTAGCAATAATCTCTATAAACTCGATATACCGACTGACTTCCGCGCATCTTTGACGGAAAAGGTCGTACAGCTCAATAACGAGAACTTCATTGCTGGTCATACTCAACCTCTCGGCCAAGCAGATTATCCCTAACGAAGTGAATGCGGTTGAGCACCTTCGGCCTTGAGTTACTTGCATCCGAGCGCGTTAGCGCTTTGAACTCATCACTGGCTAGCCATCCCATTGAAGCAGGCACGAGTCCTGGAGCTTCTTGCTGAGCTAACGCAACCCCGACAGCAATCGATTCGAAACGAATACGAGGTACAGAAGAGTTATTCGGTGCCTTTTTAAATCCATGCGGGAAGAAGCGCTGGACGAAGTCGAGCATGCTTTCGAAGATGGCGAGCAAAGCCTCTCGATCGAATCCCGTCTTATTCATATGATCAAGGTACTCGTCCAAAAACTCGTCAACACGTTTGTTGAAGTCACGATAGCGATGGAGATAAGCATAGAATCTCAAAACCATCTCTTCGTAATCACGGTGATTGATCCGAACGTCACTGATTGGGCAAAGCTGCCTGAAGCGCAAGTCCGCAGCGACTTCACGAATAAACTCCGTGAAAGGGCCATCCTGAGAGCCAAAGCGCTGCTCCATGTCTTTCAGCTTCGTGCCGCCCGTGTTGAGGCGATCGAACAACTGACGGCGGGCCTCCTCATCGACTTCCATCAGCTCAATCATACGCATGGTTTTACGTCTGAATCTAAGCTGGCGAGAAACCGGAAAGTCTTTAAAATAGAAGCCATTCAACATCGGCAGCATTTTCAAGTCGTCTAGCTTGAAATCATTGCTCAAGAATCTCACTAGCGTTCTTATACGCTGTGAGCCATCGACGATCTCTAGACGTCCCTCATTCTCGCCACTATGCACATCGGCGACGTACAAATAAGGAATAGGTAGGTTCAAGAGGATTGATTCGATGAAACGCCCTTGCTGCTCCTCGCTCCACACTAACTCACGTTGATAGTCAGGAATGAAAAGCTCGGCCTTGTCAGTTTCTTCTAACTTATCTAAATACTTAGAGACAATGACCTCAATCGGGTATTCGCGAATATCGAAGTCTGTCTCTTTCTGCCGCTCGACAATCTGCTTCTCTGCTTCTGCCTTTTGCTCATCGCTTATTAGTGCAAACATTTCGCCTTGCCTAGCCATCTCACCTCCTTTTTTAAACGAAATTACTTGGCCCGATGCTGGCGCGCATACCAACGCTTAGCCACTTCCGATGTGATTGCTATCCCGCGCTTTGATTGGGCAAGTTTGAATGGGCTTCTTCGTAGCCTGGTGATACCTGGCCTTTTGATGGATCGATCTCGCCTTTCCATAGCCAAAGCTCGTACTGAGGAAAGGCTTTCAGCAGCTCTTCCATATCCTCGATCCGCGCTTTGACCTTTCTATTAGTCGCTACCGTCTGCCACCGCTGCCGCTCAGTGATAGCGGTGGTTTCGGCTAGCCTGGTTGCACCTAGGTGGCGAACTAGCGATCTAAGTCGCTCTTCTATCATTCCGAAAAGCTCTTAAAAATGATGAATAATTTATTGATAAATAATTCATCACTGATAGCATTGCCTTGTGATAAATAATTCATCGGCGCTTTTGCGCTACTGCCACGAATAGTGACGGAACGAGCATGGAACTGGAAGAGCTAGAACCTTCAAAGCTGATCGGCCCACAGCAGGACGTGGAAACAGTCGAATGCTGGGCTGACCGTAATGGCATCAGTGCCGGTATGGCTCGCGCCTGGGCGTCGCGCGGTGTGATACCGACCGTAAAGCTCGGCAAGCGGCGCATGGTCAACAGCGCAATGCTCCGTCACTGGCTGCTGGAACAGGAGTGGACCGCATGATCCGCGCCGTCTACGGAAAGCCAGGGGAGGGGATGACCTATGCAGAAGCCGGCCAGCTATCAACGCCTTCCGCACGCCCAGGACTGCGACTGCTCTGTCTGCTGGTCCAGAGGCGAAATGGCGAAACGCGCTCCCTCCCGGTCCACACCATGCGCCCAATGCCGCCCCGCGTATGCGCGGCCGATTCGCACGCTGCAAATGGGCTGCGTCGGTGGAATCTGGAAGCCTCTGCTCTCGGACTGGACAGTGGAACCGGCCTTTATCTGCGAGAAGCACACGCCACCCGACCGCCCCGCGAAGTGGTGGAGCGTTCTCTACGACTCGGGCAAGCCAACGCCCTACGTACCGATTCACGAACCGTTCGAATTGGTGGGGTGATGGCATGAGACAGCCAACCGCTCTAGTGGCCTGCGAGTTCTCCGGCCGCGTTCGTGATGCGCTGACCCGCGCCGGGTTCTACGCCGTCAGCTGCGACCTGCTGCCATCCGAAACCGAAGGCGAGCACATCCAGGGCGATGTGCTGGAAGTACTCGACTGGGGATGGGATCTACTGATTGCCCATCCGCCCTGCACTGATCTCGCTACATCGGGCGCACGCTGGTTCCCTGAGAAGATCGCTGATGGTCGTCAAGCCCGCGCCTTGGATTTCGTCCGCACCCTGCTGGCTGCGCCGATCCCTTTCAAGGCACTCGAAAATCCGAAGTCGGTGATCTCCGGTCAGATTCGCAAACCGGACCAGATCATCCAGCCCTGGATGTTCGGTCATGGCGAACGCAAGGAAACGCATTTCTGGCTCCAGAACCTGCCGCTCCTGGTGCCGACCGAAATCGTCGACGGCCGCGAACCGACTGTGCATCACATGGCACCGGGGCCGGACCGCTGGAAGAACCGCTCGCGTACCTATCAGGGCATCGCTGACGCGATAGCCACGCAGTGGGGCGGCTACGTGTTGAGCCAGCTCGCCAGCCCCACGCGACCAGTCTTGGTCCAGGGCCGCGCTCCCGGCTCGTCGGATCACGCTTCACCGATCCGGCGAACGGAAGCACGGGCGGAGCGCACCCTTGACCCTGCACGAACCGAAACAGCCTCCGCTCGTGAGTGCGGGAGCGCTTTTTCCTCCCGCGCTCCCGAGCCCTCGGCGGCGAGAGTGGGATGACAAGGGCGAAGCCCTTGGTGTTAAACAGCGTTGCGGATGATTAATTAAATTAATGTTTGCTCAAGTGGTAAGTGTCAATTCAGCACTATTCGTCGCATTAAAAAATGAAGTATTGAATCTTTTAATACTTGATAAATAGTTGTTCCAAGAGCGTTTAAATAAAGCTATAGATAGCCCGCAAGCCAAGTAACAAGCCGGTCGCAGTGAATTGCTTTTTCACTCGTTCGGGATCGCTCGGCCTGCAGAAAGCAAAGCAGCGCAATAAAGCGCAATTAGAGAGAGGAAACACAAGATGGCACGTTCGACTATGGAAGTTGCATTTCTCGGCACTCAACGCTTCGACGGTGAAGCGGGCCAGAAGTACATCAAGGTCTTCTACGGCGATGAGCCGGACGGCAAGACCGAACACGGCCTGTCGATCATCGGGATGGCAGCAGCGGACGAAGTAGCCGACGAGATCTTCGCAGCCGGCGCGCAGTTCGAGCCGCTGCAACTGGTGCGCATCCACTTCGAGATTGCCCGTGGCGGGCAGAACAAGGGCAAGAATCTGGCGCTCCAGCTCGAAGCCGTCCAGACCCGCGCCGCTGCCGAAACCCCGCGCGCCCCAGCTCAACCCCAGGCCAAAACCGGCGACCCGGCCAAGGCCAACTAACCGGGAGGGGCGGCCATGCTGATCGATGACCGGGTGTACTGCGACTGCTGCGGCAACGACATGGGCAAGCTCATGGCGCTGCCCGCGCCGCAAAGCGACCTGCTGCCCGACCTCAGCCTGCCGCCCCATTTCGCCGTCTGCCCTGACTGCGAACCCTCCGAACAAACCGCCGACCTTGAGCAGGCCGGCGAATGAATTTCCTCGCCTGTGACGGTGACTGGCTGCAAGGCGCCGATGGTTCGCCCATCTGCTCCGGCTCGCTGGTCGCACTCACGGTCGAGGAAATGCAAAGCCTCTACGGCTCTGCACTCACCTGGGACCAAGTCTCCGAGCTGCAAGGCGAAGCGATTGTTCTGTTCGCCACCGTGTTCGGCTTCCTGGTCCTGAAAAAAGCCCTGAAACAGTGAGGTATCAACCATGCAACACATCAAGACCCTGCGTCGCTCCCTGGGCGCCGCTGCTGCAACCGGCCTGCTGGCTGTTCAACAGGCCTACGCCGCCGTCCCGGCCGAAGCCACCGAAGCCCTCGACACCGCGGGCACCGACGTCGGGACCATCGGCTGGGCCGTCTTCGCCGTGATCATCGCCGCGATGGCGTTCAAGTACATGCGCCGCGCCCTGTAACCGGGGTTTTGCGCACTGCATGTGCCGAAGCAAACAAACCCCGCTCCGGCGGGGTTTTCTCTTCCATGGAAACGCCATGAGCTACGAACTGTACGTCCTGATTCTCACCACCCTGGCGTTTTATCTCGTGTTTTTTGGGCGGGTTTGAAGATGGAGCTTATTAGTTTTCTCGCTCGGGTAACTACCCGTTATCTGCCTGTTATCGTTTGGCAGTTGATTTTCTCTTTTTTGCTTTGGCACTCCTCCGCTAGTGCCGCTTTTTATAGTTGGTATTACAGCTCTACTACGCAGACTTATCCATCTGCGGATGCCGCATGCCGTGCTAGTTATGCTGGTCAGACTCGCTATCAGGACACAAGCGTTGTTTTAGCAAGTGATGGTTTATCAGCTACATGTAATACCATAGATACATTTTCATCTAACAAGCCTGGCTATAGCTTTGTCTATAGACAGGGTGATTCATGTCCTACTGGCACTTCCTACAATCCCCATACCGGGGAGTGCGATGCGCCTGAGCCTGACCAGTGCGCCATTGCAACCGACGAGTTCGTCCACGAGTACAACGCCGGCTCGCTGGACCCGTCCGTACCGCCTTCGCTGCCGCCATCCTCGATTTGTGAAAGTGGCTGCCTCTACAACCGCACCGCTACGGTCAAAGGCTGCAACCGCTTCTTGGAAGACACCACCGGCAAGGACCTGAACTCCGTCTATTGCAAGGTGGTTTACAAGGGCGCGGCCTCGCAATGCACCTCGAACAACCCGCCTCCCGGCAGCGTCTTCGACCAGCCGCCGTCCAAGCCTCCGGCCGACAGCACACCGCACTTCACCAGTGAAAATCTGTGCGGTGAATGGGTCACCAATGCCGACGGCTCGCAGTCGCGCAACTGCACCAATAGCGAACAGCTGAAAGAACCCGGACAGCTCAACTGCGACAACGCCGGCGATTACCTGCACTGCACCACCGGCAAACCCGCGCCGCGATTCGAAGACACCACGAAGACCGAGGAAACCACCAAGACCACCAACCCAGACGGCTCCACCAAGACGGAAACCAACACCACCACCGACAAGACCGTCTGCGTCGGCACAAAGCCTTGTACGTCCACCACGGCCGAAGAGAAGTCCACCTCTGGCACCAACCCTGATGGCACTCCAGGCAACGAAAGCAAGGAATGCAAAGGGTCTGGCTGTAAGGAAAGCCAGGAGGGTGAAGAGGACGGCGAAGAAGGCCCGGAGCGTTTGGCTTCTGCCGGCTCCTGCGATGCCGCGTTCTCCTGCAGCGGTGACCCGATTGATTGCGAAGTGCTCCGCCAGCAGAAGGAACAGCTGTGCCTCGCTGAGGAGCTGACAGATTTCCCCAAGCACAAGCCCGCCATCGAGGCGGCTGTTACCGGCGACCGATTCCAGCTGGACGAGGGCTCCGGCGTCATCGACGTGCCGTCCTTCATCAACCAGGGCACCCGCTTTCTTCCGTCCGCCTGTCCTGCCGCCGAAAGCTTCAGCCTGACCACTGCAGGCGGCCGCACTTTCCAGCTCAGCTATGAACCGCTCTGCCGCGCCGCCAGTGACCTGAGTGGCCTGTTCGTGGCCGTGGCTACCGTTCTTGCCGCCCTGTATGTAGGCCGCGGCGTAGGAGGTCAGTAGTGCAATTCCTATTCATCGTTCAGATGCTGATCATCGTTCTCGGCCCGCTGGTAAAGATGGTGCTGAAAATGATCGGTTTCGGCTTCGTCTCGTACATGGGCTTCAACCTCATCATTGGCCAGGCGCAGGACTACCTGTTCGGCCTGATGGGCGATGTCGGGCCGGTCATCCAGGGCATTCTCGGGCTGGCCAAGTTCGATGTGGTGGTGAACCTGTATTTCGCCGCCATCTCCACGCGCTTCATCCTGGCGGGGATCGACAAGGCCACCGACCGCAAACGCAATCAGGTCTGGCACAAGCCGGGCGGCACCTCCATCGAAGCCTAAGGAGGCGCCGTCATGCTCGTTATCCGCACCGGCAAGCCCGGCCATGGCAAGACCCTCAACACCATTCGTGAAGTGGACCAGAAGGCCCACGCCGAAGGCCGCGTCGTCTACTACCACAACATCAATGGCCTCAAGCCCGATCAGCTGCAAGCGCAGTGGTTCGAGTTCGAAGATCCGGAGAAGTGGTTCGAGCTGCCTAACGATTCGATCATCGTCGTGGACGAAGCGCAGGGCTGGTTCGGCGCACGCGATCCACGGGCGCGGCCACCGGAGCACATCACTCGCTTCGAGACCATGCGCCACCAGGGCCATGAGGTTCACCTCGTCACCCAGGACCCGCGCTATCTCGATGTGCACCTGCGCCGGCTGTGCAACTCCCATATTCACTACTGGCGCGTGTTCAAGTCAGCTCAGCTGCTGCGCTTCGAGTCGGAAGTGGTGGTGGAAAAGGTCGAGCTGAAAACCAGCTTCAAGGACGCCGACAAGAAGTCGCTGCGCCTGGATAAGCGCTACTTCAGCGCCTACACCAGCAGCAACGCCAAGCACCACTTCCAGACCAAGGTGCCGACCAAGTTCATCCTGGCGCTGTGCGTGATCCTCGGTGCCGGCATCCTCGTTTATCGCGCTTATGAGCGCTATGCCGCCGAGAAAGCGCAAGCCGCGACAGCCACCAGCGCGCCGGCCGGGAGCATGGTGGATCAAGTGAGGGATACGGTCGGATCGTTCATCAAGCCGGCGGGCGAAGCGAAATCCGATGCGCCGGAAAGCGCCGCCAGCTACATCGGACGGCGCGTGCCTCGGATACCCCAAGTGCCATCGTCGGCGCCGATCTACGACGAGCTGACGCGGCCCGTGTCGTTTCCCCGGCTCTACTGTATGTCCAGCACCGACCCTGCGACCTATGCCCGCGAGTTCGGGCGAATGGCGCATGCGGTAGTCAACGGAACGCCTACGGTTTGCCAGTGCTACACGCAGCAGAGCACGCGGGTAGAAACCGATTTCGCCTTCTGCATGCGCGTGGTCGAGAACGGCTTCTTCGACCCGACTTTGCCCGACCGCTCCCCCAGCGCGCAAACCCAGCACGCCCAAAACACCCCGCCACCGACGACGCCTCCCGCTCACGCTGCAGCTGTGCAACCGGCGGGAGGCCCGAACCTGACCGTCGTGCCGTACCAGAAGGGGCAATTCCTATGGTGATGACCGTCAGCGCGCGTGCGCTCCGCGCTCTTTGCACGCGCGGCGAGGCACGAGCCGGCGTGCAAACGCGCGCGCTGACGTCCCTGTAACACGTCAGATAAACCCAACTGAACAGTGTCGATTCGTTGCAATTTGGAGCAGAAGAGAATGAGCGTTAAAGACCAAATTCGTGTTGATCAGAACTTTCAGGAAACCCCAACCGGGCGACTGTTCTTCGATAGCCATTCGGCCAAGCTGACTGACCTGTCGGGCGTTCGGTTGCTGCGTTGCGGCGTTGACACGGTCCGCCAGCTGTATCGCGGGCTGATCCGCCCGGAAATCATGGCGCTGTTCGAGAAACCAGGCGTCATGGTCGAGTTCGCCGGGGAGTTCTGGCACGCCGGACGGGTAGGGCGGGACTCGGGCTACCAGTACAAGCTGCAGAACGCCGACCTAGGGTTCATCCTGCTGATCAAGAACTTCAACGCCAAGCTCGAGAACATCGGCCCGCACTTGAAAATCGAAGTGTCACCGCACGCCATCGACGCGCTGTCGCCTGAGCGCTTGCAAGAGCGGATAGACTACTACGCCGCAGCCGTGATGACACACCGCGAACGCAACCAGTGCGCTGTCCATCTGGCGTTGGATCTCCAGGGCTGGAAGCCTCCGGTGGATCTGGTGGCACGCCTGCACTGTCGCGCGCGGACGCACCGGGATATCTCGGGTATCAACGAGATCAACTGGGCGACCAAGTCCAGCGTCTACGGTCGGGGCGAAACGTCCATGTTCGGCTCAGCCGGTGGCGTCCAGCTGTGTATCTACAACAAGACAGACCAGGCCCGCGCGACGGATAAGCTCGACTTCTGGGAAAGCGTCTGGCGTCGCCGGGACTCGTTCGATCCGGCCGATCCTGATAACTACGACCCCGAGGCGGACGTGTGGCGGGTCGAGCTGCGCTACCACCATTCGATCATCCAGCAGTTCGCCAGCGGGTCGATCAGTGCCAAGACCGGCGAGGCCATCGAAACGGATTCGTTTGCGGCGTTCTCCGCCCACTTGGACGGCCTGTGGCGCTACGGGCTGTGCCAGTTCAAATTGCTGCATCGCCCCGGGCAGTACGAGCCGATCTGGACGCTGATGCGTGATGACGTGCGAGTCGACGTGGCAGTCGATTCCCTTGTCGATGAAACGGAATACAAGCGCTACTACAAGACGTCACGGGGCTTCTCGGGCAAGAACGTGGAGCTGTTCCTGGGAAACTTCGTAAGCCTGCTGGCACGGGAGCGAGTGGGCGCTAGAACCGCATTTGATCGACTGAAGGAGTGGGAATGCTGGCCGGTCATTCGTGACCACTATGCTGCCAAGGACATGAGCGAGCGTGATCTGTACAAGCACATCAAAACGTTGCTTCAAGAACGCCATGTTCGATGGGGCAGAGCGGTCTGATGGCGATCCAGCAGCTCTCCGATGGTCGCTGGCGGGTCGACGTTGAGCCGGTCAAAGGCAAGCGGTTCCGCAAGACGCTGAAGACCAAGGCCGAGGCAATGCGCTTCGAGGCGACCTGCCGAGCCAAGTGCAACGAATCCAACGACTGGGCACCGCGGCCAAAGGACAAGCGCAGGCTGTCAGAGCTGGTCGAGCTGTGGTTCGATCTCCACGGCGTCTCGCTTTCCGATGGTGTTCGTCGTGTGGCGATCCTGCGGGCGTGTGCCAAGGCGATGGGCGACCCGGTAGCTCGCATGGTCGATGGCGCGAAGATCGCCGCCACGCGTGCACGCTGGATGGCAGCAGGGGTAACCGGCAAGACGGCGAACAATCGCCTCGGCTACCTGAAAGCCGTTTACAACGAGCTGCACAAACTCGACGTGATCGACTATCCCTGTCCGTTCACCCGTATTCGTCCGGTTCGGTTGCAGGAGCGCCCCTTGGCCTACCTGACCAAGCCGCAGATATCCGAGTTGCTCGATGCACTCCAGGCGCGGACCACGTCTCCACATCCGGCGATGGTGGCGCGGATCTGCTTGGCGACCGGGGCGAGGTGGGGTGAGGCTCAAGCGCTGCGACCGGAGCGGATTCGAGGCAACGCCCTGGTGTTCGCCAATACGAAGTCGAAGCGGGTGCGGATGGTCCCGGTAACGCCGGAGCTGGTCGCGGCGATCAAGAAGCACTGGCAAACCCACGGGCCATTCACCAACTGCATTGGTGTGTTTCGGCTGGTCCTGCTCTCGACCTCGATCAAGCCACCACGCGGACAAGCAAGCCACATCCTGCGCCACACGTTCGCAGCTCACTTCATCATGGGCGGTGGGCATATCGTGACGCTGAAAGAGATCCTGGGCCATGCGTCGCTGAACATGACGATGAGGTATGCGCACCTTGCGCCGGAGCATTTGAACGATGCGATCAAGTTAGGACCGTTGGCCGGCATCACGTTACCGCTCGCCAGCCAGTAATCGAATCAATTGAAGGAGGTGCGCCACTGGCGTACTATGCGTTTATGATCTTTATCGAGACACCGATCTTTACCAAGCGCCTGCGGGATCTGCTTAGCGATGACAGCTACGCGGAGTTTCAGCGGCAACTGGCTGACCGGCCGGACATGGGCGATGTGATTGAAGGTACTGGCGGCATTCGCAAGGTTCGCGTTGCGTCTAGCGGTCACGGCAAGCGAGGCGGGTCCAGGGTCATCTACTACCACTTCACGGCGGCTTCGCAGATCGCATTGCTGCTGATCTATCCGAAGAACGAGAAGGACGACCTGACGGCAGACGAGCGCAAGGTGCTCAAGCAAATCATCGAGCGGTGGAGGTAATCACCATGAGCAAATTCTTTGAAGACCTTCTGGAAAGCGTCCAGCAGATGGACGAGATTCACCGTGGCGAACGTCAACCCTCGCGGGAATTCGTCGTCGATTCGCTGCAGGTGAAAGAGATCCGCAAAGCAACTGGTCTGACCCAGGCCAAGTTCGCGGCGATGATCGACGTTCAACTGGGTACGCTGCGTAACTGGGAACAAGGCCGACGCGAGCCGACCGGACCGGCAAAGGCGCTGCTGCGCGCCATCCATAACGATCCGAAGCACGTCATCCAGGCGCTTTCTTCCGTCTGATCACAGCCTGTACGGCTGGACCTTTTCGACACTTCTTCGACACCACCAAAAGCCAGAAACGAAAAAGCCCTGTAAAAACAGGGCTTTAACGATAGGTGTCTGGAGCGGGCGAAGGGAATCGAACCCTCGTCATGAGCTTGGGAATCTATAACGGGCCAAATATCAGGGTATAACGCGAGGTATCGTAAAGGCGCTACAATCCCCGTCCTGTATGGGCTGGGGCTTCCGGCTCAGTCTCAATTCGTCCCGCCGAATTTCGTGTTAGTTCGGGACAACTGTCACCGGAAACTGTCACGCATGCTAACCGAAAAGCAGATCCGTTCGCTCAAGCCAGAAGACCGCGACTACGTCATGTCCGATGGGCGCGGTGCGCGCGGGGAAGGGGTGCTGCTGCTGAAGGTTCGCGCCAACGGCACGAAGGAGTTCTACTACCAGTGGTTCGTGGCCGGCAAGAAGAAGCAACGCAAGCTCGGTGTGTGGCCAACGATGTCGCTCACCGTTGCGCGCGACAAGTGCAAAGGTGCCTCGCCGCAGAGTGAAGCGGAGGGCACGCTGCAGAACCTGATCGATTCGTATGTGGCCAAGCTGAAAGCCGAAGGCGCCGCCTCCGCCGGCAACGTGGAGTGGTCGCTCAAGCACTACGTCTCCGAGCCGTTCCCGCACCTGGTGAAGAAGCTGGCCAGCGCCATCGAGCCCGGGGATATCCGGGACATTATTTCCGCGATGATCAAGGCGAAGGTGACCACCTATTGCAACCGGGTGCGGTCGCAGCTGCATGCGGCGTTCCAGCACGGGCTCAATCAGGAATACAACCCGCGGGACTACCTCAAGTCGAAGGTGCGCTTCGGGCTGACCTACAACCCGGTGGCGAGCATCCCGGTGCAGGGCGATTGGGAGCGCCCCGGCCAGCGCGTGCTGAGCAAGGAAGAGCTGGCGGCGCTGTGGAACCTGCTGCCCGAGGAGCTGAGCCTGGTCACGGCGGAGCTGATCAAGTTCCTGATCGCCAGCGGTGGGCAGCGGCCAGAGCAGGTGGTAGCGTCAGACCGCACGATGTACCGCGACGAGTACTACATGATCCGGAGCAAGAAGGGCGTAGAAGGCGAGCGGGAGATTCATGTGGTGCCGTTCAATGGGCTGAGCCGCGCCTGCCTGGAGCGGCTGAAACCGATCTCCGGCGAAGAGGCCTTTCCGTTCATGGGCCGGTACAAGAACAACTCGATCAACGTGCAGTCCGTGTCGCGGGCGGTGACGAAGCTATGCGCGCGGCACCCGGACACGTTCAAGACGCCATTCACGCTGCGTGACCTGCGGCGCACCTGCAAAACGCTGATGGGTGTGGCGGGGATCAGCAAGGAACTGCGCGATCGCATCCAGGGGCATGCATTCAGCGATGTTTCGTCGAAGCACTATGACCGCTACGACTACCTGAAAGAAAAAAGCCAGGGCCTCGAGGATTGGGCTACCTGGCTTGTAGATGTGGCTGGCGTGAAGCCGTAGCCGTCACGCCGCCTGTTTGCTCCACGCTTCTGGGTCCTCCAGCCAAAGGCGCAGATCGGATGCCCGCCAGCCGACACGGCCTGGCGAGAGTCGGACCTGTTTCGGGAAGCGACCGGCCTTGATCTCGCGCCAGAGCGTGGCGTGGGACAGGGTTGTAACCTCCAGCACCTGCTCCTCGCGCAGGTAACCCTCAAGCGCGACCACGGCGTTTCCCTCCCTTGCGATGCTTCTTGGTGCCGCCGTGGCAGGTCAGGCGGTAGCTGATGAACGTGGCCAGTTCGCCTATCTCGGCTTTGATGTCATCAATGATGGCGCCCATGATCGCGTTCACCTCCTCGTATGTTGCGCGCTGGATGGTGCGGGAGTTGTCGACGTGGGTCTTGCCGTCCGGCGTCTTGACCAGCCATTCCATCGTCCAGCGCTGAGGCTTGCGTGGCAGGCGACCGCTGACCTGGGCGATGTCGTTGGGCATTTCGGTGGTGAAAAAGATCGAGTAGGTCATGCCGTGAGCTCCGAAACGCCAGTGCTCGGCATGCGATAGCCGCGTGTCTGGCCCATGCGGCCGTGCGACGGGTGGATGATGTCCATCTTTTCAGTGAACTCGATCAGGCCAGTGCGTGCCAGGTCGTCCATAACGCTCGCTACTTCGCTTGGGCGCATGCCGGTGGCGCGTCGAAGAGCCATGCGGCGCACCCACTCGCCGCCAGCGCGGCGCAGCCGATCAAGGATGATTTTGCGAGCTGCGGCGGGATGCAAAGGCAAGTAGGGTGACCGGCTGGCACATATAGCCGGGCGGGGTGGCTCGAATAGATTGAGCTGGCTCATGCCATTCCCTCACATGCACATCGCAGCAGGCTGCGTGCCGAGGGTCGCGTCTACGCGCTCCCAAGTGGAAAGCGGGGTGGTGTTCCAGTAGCGGTCAGCGATGGCGATGGCGGCGAGGGCCAGGTTGCTGGCGTGGGTGCCTTGTTCGGAGCCCATCTTGGTGAACACCGTGGCGGCCAGGTTGAGCTTGGCGGCGATCTCGGCGAGGGTGTCGGCGTCCTCTGCGGTGAGTGCGCGGCGCTGGGCTTCGGTGAGCTGTGTGCGCAGGGCGTCCAGCTCCTCGGTCAGGTGCTCCAGTGCCTGGGCGGCGTTGAGGCGGCTGATGGTGTGTTCGTGCTGGGCGCGTTCGGCGCGGTGGCGCAGGTTCTCGACCAGCTGGCGGTTGGCGGTAGCCAGGTGTTCGAGGTCCTGCCGGGCGGCGCGGCGGCCTTCGAGGTAGCCGAGGCCGAAGACGATGGCCATGGCGGCGACAGCGCCGACGAAGGCCAGAATCTGGATGGTTGTGAAGTTCATGCTGTGTCCCTCTGATGTAGAACCGCCGGCTGGTAAGGCCGGCGGGTAGGTGCTGCGCTTACTTGCCGAGACTGAAGGTGCCGATGCTCAGCGGCACGATGCCGCCCACTTCCTGCTCGAGCACGGCTTTGAACTCGCGGGCGAACTCTTCGCGCTGGGCCTCTTCACCGACCCAGCGGAGCTTGAGCTGCGGCTCGTCGCGGCCGGTAATGACGGACAGGCGCAGGGTGATGGTGGTGACCTGCAGGCCTTCGAACGGCACGGTGGTGAAGACGAACGCCGACGGCAGGGTTTCCTGGCTCTTGGCCTCGATCTCGTCCATGGCCGAACGGCTGGAGGAGAAGTCGCCGACGTTGCTGTCGCGCTGGCTGGTGGCCTTGATGGTCATGCGGCGCACGGCGTTGATGGCCTTGAGCATGTTCAGGTCGGCGTTACCGTCGAGCGCCGTCAGGTTGGGCAGCCAGTCTTCCAGCCATTCGGCGAGTGCCTGCTGGCTGTGCGGTTTGCCGACGATGCTCTGCAATGCCGCATAGGCAGCGGTGGGCTTGAGGGTGAGGGTGGCGGTGTCGTCACCGTGGCCGGCGAAGCCTGGGGCGCCCAGGTTGAAGATGACGGTGGCGCGCATGGCGTCCTGGTCGATGAAGCCGCGCGAGCTCACCGGCGCGCTGTCATCAAATCCATGGGCTTCGACGTACTTGGTGAAGTCCTGCAGGGAGTGGGTGGCCATGGTGCCGCGGAAGCGATCGCGTACCGGCTGGTACTGCTCGAGGCTGTGCAGGCGCACCGCTTCCGGCAGGACGGCAAGGCGGGTGCCGTCGTCGACGTGCAGTTCGCGCGCTGCGGCGGCCAGGGCGTTGGACTCGATGTGCTGAATGGCTTCTTTGCTCAGTGGCATGGTGTTGCTTCCTTGTGTGGTAAGTGGGTTTTGCTGGGTCAGACTTCGCGCGCTTTAACCGGCGCGTCCTCGCGGCTGAACAGCTGCGCGGTCGGGTCGGTCTGGAACAGTTCGAGGCCGTTGGCGGTGACGTACAGCGGCGTGTCGAGCGTGGTGTCTTCGCGCTTCTTGCCGCGCTTGGTGGGCTGCACGTAGTCGAGCGTGTGCGACACGGCCACCTGGTTGCTCTGGCCGATCTGCTTGAGCTTGAACGTCAGGGTGATCTGGCCTTGCTTGCTGTGCTCGATGACGCCCGCGGCGACGTCGGACAGGGCGCGGCCTACCTGGTCGGCGAACACGCCGGCGTTGAGGCTGTTGATGAACTCGCTGGTGTCGGTTGCTTTCATTTGCTGTGTCCTTGTTGCGGTTGGTTACGCCACCTGGTCAGTGGCGGGTTGGGTGTTGCTCGGGTCGTGGGCGTCCAGCCAGGCGGCCAGATCGCGCAGGTAAACAACGGGTGGCGCCTTGCGGGTGACGTCCGTGCGGGTGTAGCGCAGGCGGATGCGGCCCTGGTGAATCAGCTTGATCAGCGACTCGACGTCGCCAATGTGAGGCAAGTACTCGGCGCGCACTTCGTCCAGCGGCAGGCAGGGCCGGTCGTAGCGGCGCAGCAGTTGCTGGTAGGTGCTGGTCACGGTGTGGCCCCTCCGATCTCCCCGCGCCCCTCTGTGGTGCGTGCCGGGCTGGGCGCGGTGTGGCGCATGCGGATGAGTTCCGTGATGCCTTCGATGGTCTTGCCCAGTTGGCGGTCGACGATGTTGCCGGCGTCATCGGTGATGACGCAGGCGTAGGGCGTGGCCGGGTCGGTGGTCAGCGTGACGTAGGGCAGGAAGCTGCGCGGCAGCACGGCGAACAGGGCGCACCAGAGCCGGCTAAGGTCATCCGCGTGCGGTTGGTTGGCGCGCAGGTGGATGATGGCTTCGGCGCAGGCGCCGCGCAGGGTGTCGGCAGATACCACGCTGGGGTGGTCCAGATACAGGCTGGTGAGCTTGAGCGCGCCGATTGCGTGTTGGTTGGCAGAGATTGTCATGCGGCGGCGTCCTTCTTGGTGACGGTGATGCCCAGCTGCTCGGCCAGCCAGCCGATCCCCTTTTCGGTGGCCATGACCACGCCGTAATGGCTGTAGGTGCTGATGGCCGGGTTCCAGCGGCTGCGGGTGTCGACGAACAGCCGGCCACGGCTGCGCTCGGTGCTGATCAGCTCGCCGGCGTGGTTGAGCAGGCCCAGCTCGCGCATACGGGCGCGGAGCTTGCGCGGGCCAATGCCGAGCACGGCGGCTGCCTGGTCGAGGGTGCGGTTCATGGTGGCGGGCCTCAGGCTGCGCGCAGCGGTTCGGCGCCGCTGCGCAGGCGTGCCGCCTCTTGCTCGAGCATGGTTATGCAGGCGTCATAGCCGCCGCATTGGCTCGGGCTGGCGATCAGCAGCATGGCGGTGCTGAAGGGGTACGGCTCGTGCACGACGACCATGCCGAGCGCTTCGCGGGCATCCTCGGGTAGCTCGGGCTTTTCCGGGTACGTCTCGTTGTGGCGGTTGACGTACCAGATGGCCTTCTCGATGTTCTCCAGCGGGTTGCCCTTGGCATCGCGGCGGAACAGGTACTTGAAGGCGTTGCCCAGGCAGAACGGCAGGTGCTCGGCTACCTCGATGCACTCCACGCCGCTCGGGTGGCCGGTGTAGTGCGGCGGGTGGTTGACCATGTCGGCCGGGTGCAGCATTTCCCGTGCGGCAGCATTGAATGCGGCGGTAACAGCGGCGAGCCCAAGCGGGTCGGCGCTATGTGGGATGGCCTCTGCCGTGTCCAATGTGCCGTTGGCAATTGCTTCGACCCAATCAGCCAGGTGCTGGGCGTTGGCGCCGTCGCCGGCCTGGAGCGTCATGCTGTGGCGTTGTTCGCGAAGGTGCAGCACGGCTTCAAGCTTGAAGCCCGACGCTGAGTCCACTGCCGGCAGGCGCTCGATGCTGATTGATGGGCGCAGCTCGCGCTCGGGTTGAATCAGGAGCAGCGTGTCGCTGCCTCCCGTGCTGGCAAGCAGCTGCAGCGAGGATTCGCTGCCTCTGGTGAGGGAGTAGATGCTCATGCTGGCACCTCGCTCTCAACGCGGGCGTAAGCAATCAGCTTTTCAATCAATGCTTCCAGTTCGGTGCATACCGGTTGCGCCTGTGCTTCATCCAGATCTAGCGATTCCGTGAACGCGTCGATGTAGATGTATTCCGAGAACAGGTGCCGTGCGCTTTGTTCTTCCGGTGTTGCAGTAATGCGCGCTGCCTTAGCCATTGGCTTGCGAACGCGGCAGGCAATGCAATGGTTGTCGGCATCGTATTCGCAGTGCGCCGTGTAGTTGCCGGCGGCGCTGATGCGCATGCAGAGCGCCATGATCTGGAGGGCCAGAACCTCAATTCGGCTGTTCATGCTGCGCCACCGAACGGACCGAAGTCCTCGAAGGCGGGCAGGGTGTGGCGCTTGAGTTGTGCGGCGCGCAGGGTGACGTGAGCGGTCAGGCCGGTTTCACGTTCAATGCGGCGTACGGTGAAGGGGTTGGTTGCCGCTGCCGGGTGCAGAAAGACCGGGCAGCGGGTGCTGCTGTGCTGTGCTGTGTCCATTGTCGCGATCCCGTGGTAAGTGGGTACGCGACAACATTAGCGCCTGCTAATTCATTTCGCAATAGCGAATGCTAATTTTGCTATCCGAAGATGTACGTTTGCCAGTGTTGCTCACTGATGATCGAAAGCGGTGCGCCGCCTTCTCGGAGCTCGACGGCTTTCTTGATCTTCGTGCCATAGGTGCTGTGAAGCCATTGATCGTTGCCGATGCTGCCGACAACCACGTAATGCACTTTCTTGCTGACGGTGCCGCCAATGATGCCGCCTCGCTCGGTGACAAGTGCTTCGCAGTCTTTGCGTGGGCCGTAGGCCATGGTGCCGGTGAAGAGGTAGCAACGCCCAGGTATGACCAGCTCTGGTGCTGGGTCGCAGAAGGGCAGGGTAGTTGGTGCGGTGAAGGGCTTCTCGGTGGCGAGAGTTGGGCCGGTGAACTTGTGCAGCATTTCGACCAGTTCGGTGCTTTCTTCCGGCTGCAGGATGCCGTCGCTGAGCATGTCGGCCAGGCGGCGGTAGACAATGTTGACGACTGGATCGTCGAAGTGCGCGAAGTTGGCCTCGATCCAGCCCTTGAGGAACTCGGCTTCTTTCTGGTTGACCGTGCCGTCCGCGATCAGGCCGGCGGCCATGCCGATCAGCTCGTCGGCGGCGCGGCGTTCAATCCGCGCTTGATGGAAAAAGCGACTGTTCTGAAATTCCTGGTGCAGATCCATCTGTTGCTCCTTCGTCGTCGGTGTCATTCCCTTGGCCGGCGAGCTTGGTACGGTCACCGGTGAAGGTGACGATCATGCCCGTGCGGCTGCAGATGATGGTTGGCTCTTCGTTCAGGTCGATGTGCAGCGGTTCGCCGCGCAGCGCCTGCCATTCGGCGAGGTAGTGCAGCGAGCCCCAGCGGGTAAGCTTCTTGAGAGTTTTCAGCCCGCCGCCTTTCCAGCCCAACGGCGGGAGCTCGCCAGCCTTGCAGCGTGCTGCCAGTTCGGGGTTACGAAGTGCGTCGCGGCGGCCGATTTCCCAGGAGCGGATCAGGCCGCGATCTTCGCCTTGCCAGGTCTGTTCCCAGGTCAGGCCGGTGCGGTCTGGCTGTTTGGTGTTGCGGTAGATGCGCATGCGGTCCCTCGCCGATGGTTAGAGCTCTACGATCTTGCGCCGCGCGCGGGCGCATACCATCCACTCTTCGTTGAGTTTGATGTACTTGTCGGGCCAGTCCGGATTGGTGGCCTGCAGGAAGTACTCGTTGCCATCCCGGCACAGCCTCTTGATCGTGACGGATTGGTCGCTGATGCGTTTGGCGAGCACGATGTTGCCGGGTGCCCACTGCATATCGGGATCGAACACGACCTTCTCACCTGGTGCCAACAGCGGGAACATGCTGAAGCCATTGACGACGAGTACAAAGGCGCGCGGCCCAGCTGGGCCCCCGGCTTCAACCCATTCATCAGCGTGGCCGGGCTGGAAATTATCAACGGCTTCGCAAAATTCCCCGGCCTGAACTTCTCCGATCACAGGCAGCATCCTTTGCTGGTTGTACCGACCCAGTGCATCGGATACCGCGGCGCTGCTGGCCATCTCCAATTGAGCTGCGACAGAAAACGCGGCGCTGGCTGGGTCGGGTGTATCGCCAGAGCCTGGCGCGGTTAGGGCGCCGGGCAACAGGGCCAGTTTCTTTTCCAAGTTCGCAGCGGCGCGCTCGCCCATATTCCTGTGGCCGTTGAGGATCTGCGACAGGTATGAGGCGTCGAGGTCGTGCCGGTCTGCGAACTCTTTTAGCGTCGAGTCGCCGATCAAGGCTTTTAGTGCGGCTATGCGGGACTGGTAAATATCCATCTCCTTATGGTCTGCCGCCGTTAGCAAACTGTAAATTACGGTTTGCTATTGCGTATTCCATTAGCGATTGCTAATGTGCTTCTCCAATGGAGGAACACATGAATCTTCTCGAATTCATCAAGCCGCTGGACAAGAACGCCTTGCAGGCCTTGGCCGCCCGTTGCGACACAACGCCCGGTCAGCTCAAGCAGGTGGCCTACGGCAACCGGCGCGCCAATGCGGCGTTGGCGATTGCGCTCGACCGTGAAACCAGCGGCGCCGTCACCTGTGAGGAAACCCGGCCCGATATCGATTGGGCCTACCTGCGAAATTCACCCGCGTCAGGCGAGACGCCTGCCGCCGCTCGGCGCCCGTTGCGTCGCCGCGGTGAGAGGCGGGCCGAGGATCGCCGGCAAGGTGATCGCAGAAGCGGCGACCGCCGCGGCTAAGCAGAATCACAGCCCGCCTTCAGGACACAGCACAGCAGCACACGTATCAGGCGGGAGCCGGCCCGAGAGTCTTACCAACGCCATCGGGCCGGCGTCGGGCAAGCAGCCCAGAAACACAAAAGCCTGTCGCTACGGCGGCAGGCTTGTATAGAGGTCGAGAACTGGGGACCCACTTACCACAGCAAGAACCCCAGCCTCGACGGTCCGGTAACCGGTTACCAGCCGGCTACCTCAACCCGCGACCCGTGGACACAGCAGTCATGAGGGTCGCGTGCTGTAGGTGAACTGTAGGGCAACGGCCCGGCGGTTGGCTACAGCGTTACAGGGGCATTAACGCTATGAGCCGTAAAGACCTTCTGCCGGGCGCCGGCCCGGTGTTGACCACCCGCCAGGCGCTGTACCGCGCCACGCGCGATGCGGTGGGTGGGCAGAACGCGGTGGCACTGACCATCGGCATCGACCCCGACGAGCTGAGCAAACGCGTCAACCCTACGGGCAACCGCCCGCTGCACCCTGAGTTCCTTGAAGAGATTGTGGCGACCACGCGCGACCCGCGCCTGCTGGCGGCTTTGGTGCGTCCGGCCGGTGCGGTGGCGTTCGTGCCACAGCCGGTACCGGCCACGCGCGATGCGCTGAAGGCGTTGGGCGCACTGCTGCAGGCCGAAGGCGAGTTCGTCGGCAGCCTGCACGACGGAGCCGAGGACAACTGCTGGGAGCGGCACGAGGTGGAAGCGCTGCGCTACCACGCGAACAAGATGATCGGCGAGATCCTGGGGATTGTGGCGGGCGCTGAGCAGGCGATGGAAGCGGAGGCGGTGTGCCATGGATGAGCATCTGATTGAACGCGCCCAGCGGGAGCAGGACGAGGAGCTACAGCGCATTATCGCCAGCCGTGTGCAATACCAGGGTGAGAGCCTGAGCGAGTGCGAAGGGTGCGGAGGCGAGATTCCGCAGGCCCGGCGCGAGGCGGTGAAGGGGTGCCGGATGTGCACCGAGTGCCAGGGCATCGAGGACAAGCGGAATGCGGGGGTGCGGCGTGGTTGAGCGCGTACCGCTGACGTTGGCCGACCTGATCGAGCTGCTGCAGTACATCCCCGCCGATGACCGCGACACCTGGTTGCAGGTGGGCATGGGCATCAAGGCTGAGTTCGCCAGTGCCGGCTTTGACGCCTGGGATACTTGGAGTGCGACGGGAGCAGGGTATAACGCAGGCGATGCGAAGACGGTTTGGCGGAGCTTCCGCAAAGCCGGCACGGGCATGGGCACGGTGATCAAGCTGGCCAAGGACAACGGCTGGCGGCCGCGCCGGGAGCCGATGACTGCCGAGGAGAAACGCCGCCTGAATGCCGAGGCGGAAGCCCGGCGGGCGGTGCGGCAGGCTGAGATCGAAGCGGACGAAGCCAGGGCCTCGGTGATGCGCGAGGCGGTGGCCAGCGCGTGTGAGCTGATCTGGACGAAGCACTGCAAGCCGCAAGGCGAAAGCCCCTACCTGGAACGCAAGCAGGTGGGGGCTTTTGGCGTTGGCTACTTCCATTACACCGTGGTGCTTTCCATCGATGACGAGCGGCAGCGCTGCGATGTGTGGGTGGGCAGTGAGACGCGCGAGTTCTTCGCCAACCTGCCGAAGCCGCGGCCGGATTCGATCAGCTTTCTGATGTTCAAGAAGGGCAGCATTGCCATTCCGCTGCGCGATGCGGCGGGGAAGCTGTGGAGCCTGCAGGCGATCAATGAGCAGGGCACGAAGCTGTTCCCGAAGTACGGGCGCAAGGCGGGTTGCCGGCATGTGCTGGGTGACCTGGCCGCCGCGGCGGTAATTGGCGAGGCCGAAGGCTATGCGACGGCTGCCAGTGTGCATATGGCGAAGGGCTGGCCGGTGGCGATGGCGCTGGACTCCGGCAACATGCCGGCTGTGGCGCGTGACCTGGCGGCGCAGTGCCCGGAAGCGCTGATAGTGGTCGCCGGTGACGATGACCCGACGAAGCCTGGCAACCCGGGCCGCAAGAAGGCGGAAGCGGCGGCGGGTGAGGTGGGCGGCATTGCTGCCTTCCCAACGCTGCCGGCCGAAGGCGAGGCGGGGCAGGACTGGAACGATGTGCATGTGGCGTGGGGGCTGGAGGTGGTCGCGCAGCAGCTCGATGCGGCTGTTGCTGCTGGCAAGCCTTCCCCGGCCCCATCCGTTGACGAAGCCGCTGCGCCGGCCGGCTCCTCCGACACCGGGGGGCAGGGGGCGGGCTTCACGCCCGAGCAGGTGCTGCGGCGGTTTGCGCTGGTTGAAGGCACGACGCAGGTATGGGACCAGGATAAGAAAGCGGCGATGAAGAAGACCGCCTTCGAGGCGCTGGTGGGCAAGCCGCTGGCGAAGACCTGGCTGGATGACACGAACAAGAAGCTGATCGGCGCCGATGCGGTGCGCGAGATCGAGCAGGCGCGGCGCATGGCGGGCAAGAAGGCCGGTGCGCTGGGCATGCCGCCGACCGAGCGCTATGTGTACATCGACGGGACAAAGGATGTGTGGGACCGCGAGAAGAAGCGGCGCATCCCGGAAGGCGCGGTGAAGATGGCGCTGGGCGATGCCTATGCGCTGTGGCTCAACAGTGCCGAGCGCCGCACGGTGGACGTGGACCACATCGTGTTCGACCCGACGATGACGAAGGACCCGGCGACGTACATCAACACGTTCGAGGGCCTGCCGCTGGAGCCGGTGCGCGATGACGCGGCGTGCGAGAACCTGCGCTGGCTGATCTCGTTTCTGTGCAACCACGATGGCAAGGCGCTGGACTGGCTGACGAAGTGGCTGGCCTTTCCGCTGCAGCACCCGGGCGCGAAGCTGGACACCGCTGTGCTGATGCATTCGGTGATGGAAGGTTCGGGCAAGAGCCTGTTCTTCGCGGACACGATGGGTGCGCTGTATGGGCAGTATGCGGCGACGGTGGGGCAGACGCAGCTGGAGTCGAACTTCAACGCGTGGCAGAGCCGGAAGCTGTGGGCAGTGTTCGAGGAGGTGGTCAGCCGCGACCAGCGTTACAACCAGGTGGGCAAGATCAAGCATCTGATCACGGGCAAGACGGTGCGGATGGAGTCGAAGTTCATCAATGGTTGGGAGGAAGCCAACCATATGAATGCGGTGTTCCTCTCGAACGAGATTCTGCCGTGGCCGATCAGTGACAGTGACCGCCGGCTGTTGGTGATGTGGCCGCAGGAGACGTTGCCGCCGGAGCGGCAGCAGGCGATCGGGCGCGAGCTGGCCAATGGTGGTGTGGCGGCGCTGTATGCGTGGCTGCTGGCGGTCGACTTGGGCGCCTTCAACGAGCGGACGCGCCCGCCGCATACCGATGCGCGGCAGCGCCTGGTGGCGTTGAGCCGGGCCGGCTGGCAGACCTTTCTGCATCAGTGGCGTACGCAGGAGCTGGGGCGCGGTTTGTGGGGTGGCTGCCTGTCGAGCGACCTCTATTCGCTGTTCCTCGAGTGGTGCCAGCGCAACCGTGAACACGCGATGAGCCAAACGAAGTTCAGCCTGTTCATCAGTTCCGAGGTGGAGAAGACGGCACGACCGATCCCCTGGACGGATGGCAACTCACGGCGCTTTGGCGCGTTCTTCATCCCTGACGATCCGAACTCTTCCCTGCCCCCATCTCTGACGAGCGCTGCGCTCGGCCAGTTGGTGAAGGATTGGCGTGCGAAGGCGCGTGAGGCGGGCTGGGACGTGGATGGCTGGGATCATGTGAAGGGGAAGGCAGCATGAGTGCGCGCGATTGTGTGTCGGGTGTGTTGGGTTGTGTCGGGTTTGGTTTTGCGACCCAACACAGCGCGGAGCAAGCAACGGCGGGGCTTTGCGGCGTGTGTGCGGGGTGTGTTGGGTTTGACGCGCGCGCAGGCGTGCATGCGCCGATTCGTTTGGATGTTTCAAAGGCGGTGCTGTTTTTTTCTTATGCGAGGGCTGAAAAACCCAACAAACCCAACACACCCGACACAAATGCTTTGAAGGCATTGATTTGTAAGGGTTTTGAGTGTGTCGGGTTTGTGTTGGGTTGGGCGTTTGTGTGTCGGGTTGGTTTTGCAGGGGAGGTGGGCCGTGATTGAAGCAGTGGAGGCGTTGTTGCAGCACTGGGGAGAGCGGTGCCGGGGCGGGCTGGGTTCGCCTGGTGCGTCGGGTTCGTCACCGCTGGCGGCGGCGATGCAGTACGGCGGGATGATCCCCTCTTCTGGTCGCGGCTCGATGGGGCTGGCGGGCGCGGTCGATCAGGTTGCCGATCAGGTGGATGCTGCCATCGGGACGCTCAAGCAGGCGGGGCTGGTGCAGGACCGCAAGCTGGCGAAGGCGTGGCGGCAGGCTGGGAACACGACTCGCCCGCCGTTCTGCCTGGAGACGCAGCTGGTGAAGCTGGCCATGGTGCGCTACCTGCCTGACCCGATCCCGACGATTAAGCAGCAGATGCGGCGGGTGCGGATAGGCTCGGAGCGTACCTATCACGAGCGCGTGCAGCAGCTGCACGAGCGAGTGAGGGCGGAGCTGGAATGCCGCCGCCGGATGCAGCGGGTGCATGGCGGGCGTTACGTGGCTTAATTCCTTCGACGCTATTGGCGGAAGATAAGCGGCAGATAACCATCATATAACCGGAACATTGCAGGGTGGCTTTAAATCACGGTTTACGCCTCCGCAGTCGGGGGGTAAAAAGCGCATAACAGGTCAGAGCAGCGCCAAGGCGATGACCGAAACGAGCCTAACTTGCTGTGTCAGGCAACGGCCGGTTCCCCTGCCGGTCACCTCTCAAAGCCCCGCCATCGTGCGGGGCTTTGTCTTTTCTGGCTGATGGCGCCGCCATCGCCCTTGCCCGTCGCCATGCGGGCCTTTTATTCGGAGTGCGGTGCATGTCGACCGAACAGCAGATGCAGCAGTCGCTGGCGGACCTGCCAGCGTGGATGCTGATCCTTGTCGCGCTTGCCGGGCTGACTGGTGAGATGTGGCGCGCCGAGGCTGCTGGCGTGGCAGTGGGTGTGCTGGTCAAGCGTGTGCTGCTGCGCTTCGGCAGCTCGGCGCTGTTCGGTGTTTCGATGCTGATGTTCGTCTACTGGCTCAAGCAGGACTATCTGCTCGCCGGCGCGATGGGCATCGCCGTGGGCCTGATCGGCGCTGACATCGCCGGTGGCATCTATGCGCGCTACCTGGCCAAGAAGGCGGGAGTCTGCAATGTCGAGCGGCAGGGCTGACCGGCGCGGCACGGCTGCGTCACGCGGGTACGGCTACCGCTGGCAGCTGGCCCGTGAAGATCACCTGAGGCGCAATCCGTTTTGCGGGGGGTGCAGCAGCCCAGCCCGCCCGGTGCTGGCGCAGGTGGTCGACCACAAGACGCCGCCCCGGCTGAAGGAAGCGAAGGCGAGCGGTGACCCCGAGCGCATTGCGGCTGCCTGGAAGTTGTTCTGGTCGCGGGATAACTGGCAGTCGCTGTGCACCAACTGCCACAGCTCGGACAAGCAGCGCTTCGAGAAGTCGGGGCGTCAGCCAGGGTGCGGCACCGATGGCCGCCCGGTCGACCCGCGCCACCACTGGCACCGCCCAGGGTAGGGGGGGTGAAAAATTCAGCCGGCGACCCGCTCTAGACCAGTCCCCCAACTCCGTGTGCAACGGCGGGAAAAATGGAGAGGGGGGGTATCCGGAAAACGAAGCGCATCAGAGGTTATTTATGGCCGGAAACAGTAACTCGGGACGCCCGGGCAAGCCGGCGCACCTGCACCTGCTGCAGGGTAACCCGAGCAAAAAGAACGCCGACCAGTTGCTGGCCGAGGTGCTGGAACCGGCCGTGCCGGTCGACGCACCACCGAAGCCTGACTGGCTGAGCGCCGAGGCTGCGGCCGAATGGGATCGCGTGGTTGCGGACCTGCTGACGCTCGGCTGGATCAGCAAGTTGGACATGATGGCGCTAGCCACCTACTGCGAAGCGGTAGCGGACTGGCAGCGCTTCCGCCGGCTGATCGCCGAGCACAACGCCAAGGCTGAATGCAGTGGCGACATCCAGACATTCGCCACTGGCGCCAAGCAGATCAGCGTGTGGCGGCAGCTGGCCAACGACGCCGAAAAGCGCGCGAACGCCGCCGGCGCCCTGTTTGGCTTCTCGCCGATGGCCCGCCGCAACATGAAGGCGGCGGCCCCGCAAGGTGAGCTATTCCCCAATGAACAACGAGACGCTGCCGCCAAGTACTTCAGTTGACCGCGTAACCGCATTCGCCCAGGCGGTGCTGGCCGGTGAGCTGGTCGCAGGCCCTGACGTGCGTAACGCCTGCAAGCGCCACCTGCGCGACCGCGATACCGCCGAACTGCGCGGGCTGGTCTGGGATCAGGCCGCCGCTGACAAGGCGCTCGGCTTCTTCGAGGAAGTGCTCTGCCTGAACGGCGGCGAGTACGAGGGCGAACCATTCGTGCTGGCGCCCTGGCAGGCCTTTGTGGTCGGCAGCCTGTTCGGTTGGTACACCGTTGACGGCTACCGCCGCTTCCGGATGGCCTACATCGAGACGGGCAAGGGCTCCGGCAAGTCGCCGCTGGTGGGTGGCATCGGCCTTTACGGCCTTGTCGCCGACGACGAGCAGCGCGCCGAGATCTACGCAGCCGCCACCAAGCGCGACCAGGCGATGATCCTGTTCCGCGATGCCGTGAGCATGGTCAACATGTCGCCCGCGCTGGTGCGCCGACTGGTGCAATCGGGTCGGGACGAGAAGGTCTGGAACCTGTTCTACCCGAGCACCAATAGCTTCTTCCGGCCGATCAGCTCGGACGATGGTCAGTCCGGCCCGCGTCCGCACATCGGCCTGCTGGACGAGCTGCACGAGCACAAGAGCGCCACCGCCGTAAACATGATGCGCGCCGGCACGAAGAACCGCCGCCGCGCCATGATCGTGATGATCACCAACAGCGGCAGCGACAAGAACAGCGTCTGCGGTCAGTACCACGAGTTGGGCAAGCGCATCTGCGCTGGCATCGAGGACAACGACAGCCTGTTCGCCTTCATCTGCTCCCTGGACGAAGGCGACGACCCGTTCACTGATGAGAGCTGCTGGGCGAAGGTCAACCCCTCGCTGGACTTCGTAGCTGATCCGGAGCGGCAAACCGAGGGCATTCCCGGCCGCAAGTATTTGCGCGAGCAGGTGGCCGAAGCGCGAGGCCTGCCGGCGAAAGAGGCGGTCGTGCGCCGTCTGAACTTCTGCCAGTGGACCCAGGCGGACAACCCCTGGATCGGCTGGGACGTTTGGAGCGCCGCCGAAGAGCGCGTGCCCATGCGCCTGCTGCGCAACCGCCCTGCGGTGGCGGGGCTCGACCTGTCGAGTACCACCGACCTCACGGCGTTCGCGTTGCTGTTCTACCCGACCGAAGCCGACCCGCACTGGCGGCTACTGCCGTACTTCTGGATTCCGGACCATCAGCTCGAGGAGCGGGAGCGCCGCGACAAGGTGCCCTACAGCGTTTGGATCAAGGAAGGCCATCTCGAAACCACGCCGGGCAAGGCCATCAGCAAGCTGCATGTGCTGCGCCGGCTGCAGACGATCTGCGACTACTTCGAGGTGCACCAGATCGCTTACGACCGCTGGCGCATCGAAGACCTGCGCGAGCTGATGAACGAACACGGCATCACGCTCCCCGAGCTGACCCCGTTCGGCCAAGGCTTCAAGGACATGGGGCCGGCGGTGGATGAGTTCGAGCGGCGCCTGCTGGGTACCGTTGCGGAACCGGACGTGCTCGACCTAGACCCCGGCGACTACCAACTGGTACCGCGCGAGGCGGGGGAAGTCGAAACGCTGCGGCACGACGGCAATCCGGTGCTGACCTGGAACGCAGGTAATGCCATCACCGTGTCGGACCCAGCCGGCAACCGCAAAGTGGACAAGCAAAAGGCGATCGGCCGTATCGATGGCATCGTCGCCGCGATCATGGCGACCGGCATCAGCGGCGCCGGCAGCGTGAGCAGCGGCACCTCAATCTACGAAGAAGGCACGGGCATATGAAATTGATGGTGCTTTCCTGGATGGCTGGCCTGGCTGGGTTCGGCCTGCTGGTGGCGGGCGTCGCCCTGCTCAACATCCCCGCCGCGCTGATGGTGGCCGGTGCCGGGCTGCTCGGCTGGTCGTATCTGGCCGACCGCGCCGCCGCAAAACTCAACGCTAAAGGGGGCTGACATGTTCTTTTCCAGCCTTCTCGGCGACACGCGCGGCGGCGTCACCGAAAGCAACGACTGGTGGCGCGGGCTGATTGGCCGCGGCAAGAACAGCAGCGGGATGGTCGTCACGCCGGAAACGGCGCTGGGCATCCCGGTGCTGCAGAACTGCGTCACGCTGCTGGCCGAATCCATCGGCCAGCTGCCGCTCGAGCTGTACCGGCGGCAGGGGCAGGGTCAGCGCGAAGCGGCGATCAACCACCCGTTGTACGACGTGCTGCGCTACCAGCCCAACGGCTTTCAAACGCCGTACGAACTGCGCGAGTGCACCCAGCTTTCCGCCGGCCTGCGCGGCAACGGCTTTCAGCTGATCGACCGCCGCGATGACGGCAACGTCGTTTCGCTCTGGCCGCTGGATACCAGCAAGGTGATCACCTACAAGGGCGGCGACATGCTGCCCTGCTACCAGGTGGGCAACCATCCGGAGCGCCTGCCGATGCGCATGGTTCACCATGTTCGCTGGCACACGGTCAACCACTACACCGGCCTGTCGCCCATCGAGCTGCACGCCGAAGCGGTGGGGCTGGCGCAGGCGGTACGCCAGTACACCGGCAAGAGCTTCGCCAATGGTGCGGCGGTTTCCGGCGTCATCGAGCGGCCCCGCGAGGCGCCGCCGATCAAGGATCAGGCGAGCATCGATCGCATCCTCGATCAGTGGGGTGACAAGTACGGCGGCATGGACAACGCCAAGAAGGTCGCGCTGCTGCAGGAAGGCATGGCCTTCAAGCCGATCAGCATGAGCCACGTCGATGCGGACATCGTCAACATCCTCAAGCTCAGCGGCACCGACGTAGCGCGGATCTACAAGATCCCGCTGCCGATGGTCAACGATCTGGAGAAGTCGAACTACAACACCCTGGAACAGCTGCTGATCCAGTTCGTGGTGTTCGCCTTGCTGCCGTGGGTCAAGCGTCACGAGCAATCGATGATGCGTGACTTCCTGCTGCCCAAGGATCGGCGTGATCACTTCATCGAATTCAACCTGTCCGGCCTGCTGCGCGGCGACCAGAAGAGCCGCTACGAGTCGTACGCCATTGGCCGCCAATGGGGCTGGCTGAGCGTTAACGACATTCGGCGGCTAGAGAACATGCCACCGGTTGCCGGCGGTGATGTGTACCTGCAGCCGCTGAACATGGTCGATGCCGGCAAGGGCATGCCTGACCTGAACAACCCCAACGTCCGCGCGCAGCTCGAACTGCAGCACGCTGAAATCGAGAGGATCCTGGCGCAATGAAAGCCTATCTCAGAGCAGCCAGCCTGCTCTTCAACCAGCCGCTGCTTATTACCCCGGACATGCTCGAACTGGGCGTGCGCTGGGCCAACCAGGCGATGAGCCTGAACATCGTCAACATCGGTGCCAGTGACGGCGCCCGAATGATCGAGGACGAAGGGCACAACGACCGCATCGCGCTGGCCGAGGAAAGCCGGCGGCAGACCATCGCGCGCACCGGCATTCAGGTCATCGATGTGCACGGTGTGCTGGTCAGCCGCGGGGCGCACCTCCAGCCCTGCGAAACCATGACCAGCTATGAAGGGCTTCGCCAGCAGCTTCGCGCAGCGGTCGCTGATCCGATGGTCGAGCACATCGTGCTGGACATCGACAGCCCGGGTGGCGCCGCTACCGGTGCCTTCGAGCTGGCTGCGGACATTCGTGCCATGGCCCAGCAAAAGCCGATCACCGGGGTGATCAACTTCAGCGGCTACAGCGGCGGCTACATCATCGCGGCGGCCTGCAGCGAGATCGTCGTCAGCCAGACCAGTGGGGTCGGCTCAATTGGCGTCATCGCCAGCCACTACGACCGCAGCCAGATGAACGAAAAGCTCGGCGTGAAGGTGACCACCGTCTACGCCGGCTCGCACAAGAACGACCTGACGCCGCATGAGCCGATCAGCGACCAGTCGCTGAAGGTGCTGAACGACCTGGTGCAGGAGAGCTATCAGCTGTTCGTCAACGCCGTGGCTGAGTACCGGGGGCTGTCCGTGCAGCAAGTCATCGACACCCAGGCAGGCCTCTACCGTGGCAAGGCTGGCATCGCGGCGGGGCTAGCCGATCGGCTGCAAAGCCCGCAGCAGGCCGTGGATGAGATATCCCAGGCCATCGCCCAGGCGCGAGCCCAGCGCAGCCCTACGCGGATTGGCATGCGCGCCGCCGCCGCCGACTTGCAAACCCGATTCTGACCGCGTTCGCGGCAGCTAACCCGAGCCCGCCCAGTGCGGGCTTTTTCATGCCCAGGAGACACCCGATGTCCAAAGTACTTCAACTGCGAAGCGAACGCGCCCAGCTCAACACCGAGCTGCAAGCGTTGGCCAAACTCGAGGCTGACGGTACCAGCCTCAATGCCGAGCAGCTGGCCAAGTTCGGCGAGCTCGAAGCACAGATCAACACCCTGTCCGACAAGATCAGCCGTGCCGAAAGCGCGGAGCGTGCTGCCGCTTCTGCCGCCGTACCGGTGAACGAAAGCGCTCAGGGCATTAACAGCCCGACGGGCAGCCGTGTAGAAGGCCCGTACAACCAGCCGACCAAGCCCGATGTGGCAATGGCGCAGATGGTGCGCCTGCTCGTGCAAGCGCAGGGCAATCAGCAGCAGGCCGCCGAGCTGGCCAAGGTGAACGGTTTCGGCGCCGACGTGCACATGGCGCTGTCCACCGTGACCGCTGGTGCCGGCGGTGTGCTGGTGCCGGAGAATTTCAGCTCCGGCGTCATCGAGTCGCTGCGTCCGAAGTCGGTGGTTCGTCGCATGGGGGCGGTCAGCCTGCCGCTGAACAACGGCAACATGACCCTGCCGCGTATCAACGGCAATACCTCAGTCAGCTACATCGGTACCGAGCAGGATATCCCTCTGACCGAGATGACCTTCGCCGACCTCAAGCTGTCGGCCAAGAAGGCGGCGGCCATCGTGCCGATCTCCAACGACCTGCTGGCCTTCTCCGGCGTCAACCCGCGCGTCGACGCGCTGGTCAGCAGCGACCTAGCCACCAGCATGGGCCTTTCCGAGGACCTGCACTTCATTCGCGGTTCGGGCGTCGATCCGCTGCCGAAGGGCCTGCGCTACTGGGCGCCGGCGGGCCACATCGTGGCGCAGCCTGCCGGCGTCACCCTGGCTGACGTCGATACTTTCCTCGGCGGCCTGATGCTGCGCCTGGAGGTGGCCAACGTCGACCTGGCCGCGTGCGGCTGGCTGATGCACCCGCGCACCATCCGCTGGTTGCAGAGTCTGCGCGATGGCAACGGCAACAAGGCTTATCCGGAAATCGATGCCGGTCTGCTCAAGGGCTACAAGTGGGCGCTTAGCACGCAGATCCCGACCAACCTGGGCGTGGGCGGAAACGAGTCCGAAATCTACTTCGTCAATTTCGCCGACTGCTACATCGGCGAGGTCGAGCAGCTGGCCATCGCCATCAGCACCGAGGCCTCCTACAAGGACGGCGAAGGCAACGTGGTCAGCGCCTTCCAGCGCGACCAGACACTGATCCGCGTGATCAGCAAGCACGACTTCGGCCCGCGCCATGTCGAGTCGATCGCCATCGGTACCGGCGTCACCTGGGGTGCCGGCATGTAACTGACTGCCCCGCCAGCCGGCGGGGCGTCCCTTGAACCAAGCGAGACTCCAACATGAGCAAGCCGACCATCATCAAGTTCAAGAAACCCTGGCAGGGCTACGGCCCGAACGAAGTAGCCGGGTTCGCCAAGGAAAAGGCCGATCAACTGATCGAAGCGGGCGTGGCGGAAGCCTACGCCAAGGGTAAGGTCGCCACGGCCACGCCGCCTGCCGCACCCAAGGGCGGCGCGGCCGGAGCTACAAACACTGGTGACAACACCGCCGAGAACAAAACCGGCGATAACGACACCGTCGACCAAGACAAGAAGCCCTAAGCCATGGCCAAGCGAATCGCCTACACCGGTCCGCCGGTTCTGACGCTCGAAGAAGTGGCCCGGCAATGCCGGGTCGAAGTCGAAGACCTCCAGCCGGAGCTGATCGAGCTGATCATCATCCCCGGCGTAACGGCCCAGTGCGAGGCGCGGACCGGTGCGGCGATTCGTGAAGCCACCTATGAAGAGGAGTGGCCGCCGGCATACGGCTCCGGCCACGCCCTCGACGTGGGGCAGGTCAAGGAAGTGCAGTCGGTGAGCGTGCGCGAAAGCGACGGCTCACTGACCGCATTGCAGGTGCCGCATGTGCTACAGCACAGCGCCCGCGAAAGCTTCCTCATCTTTCCTGCCGGGCGTCCTCCGGGGCGCTTGGTGATCCGCTACAGCGCCGGGGTCGATCTGGATGCCTACCCGGGCGTGAAAAGCTGGATGCTGATGCACGCTGCGACGGCCTATGAGAATCGGGAAACGCTCATCGTCGGCACCATCGTCGCTGAGCTTCCCTCGAGCTTCATGGATGCCCTGTTGGCTGAAATAACCCTACCGCCGAGGTTCTGATATGCGAGCCGGAACCCTACGCAACAAAGTCATGATATCGCGGCCCGTGATGGTCCCAGGCACGACCGGAAGCCCGATAACGGAATGGGATGAGTTCTGCCGACCCTGGGCCGAGGTCAAGGGCGTATCCGGCCGGGCGTTTCTGGCCGCCAGCGCCGAACAGTCGGAAGTTACATTTGAGATCCGCATGCGCTACCGCGCAGACATTACCGCCGGGCTGCGCGTGACGCATCACGGCACCACCCTGGAAATCGTCGCCCCGCTGCCGGATGAACGCCGCCAGTGGCTGCGCCTGATGTGCAAGACGGTGAAACCCTAATGGACGTATCACTAGACGTGATCGGCCTCGACGCCCTTGGCGATGACTTCCTGCAGCTGAGCCAGGCCCTGCAGCGCAAGGTTGCGCGCGAGGCCGTGCTGGCCGGTGCGCGGGTGGCGCGCGACAAGGTGCGCGAGTCCGCCCCGGTGCGAACCGGCAAGCTCAAGCGCGGCACCGTG